TAATTGCAACTAACGAGTTCAATGTAGTTCCTGTATCTTTCAGTGTACCACCAGCAAGTGCTACGTTCTGAGCACCGATTGACAATACGTCATCTGCAACAACTGTTGTACCACCAGCACCTAGTGTAACTCTAAATGTCAATCTGTTTGTACCAGTACCAGATACATACGCTGCAGTCAATGCTGCGGCAGAACCACCACCAGTTTGGTCATTAGTGATTGCAACTGTTGGATTACCAGTTACAGTTACTTTCTCGTTGTAAATTACACGAACATCAATGTTACCACCAGCACTTACGTCAAATGTTTCTGTAACAAAATCTGTTGCAGAAATTGTTGCAGCACCAAGTCCAGTAGTAGCAGAACTACCAGAAAGTCCGCCGATAGAACATAGAACTTCTTCGTTGCCTTTACCATTTAATTGTACCCAACCTCTATCAGTTGCAAATACTTCCTTCTTTTGTGCATCAGTGAGCCACTTTGGTTTGGACTCATCTGCTGTTACTGTTGTTCCCCATAGGGCCATAGTCTTTCTCCTTATTAAAGATTTTACTCTTCTATTTATCTAAATCCATATCTCTTCAGTTGAGAAATGGTTTTCGTTGGACTCAGATGATGAATCCCAATACCACCTTTGGTTTCCCATTCAATTATATTCTTCTTATAATCATCAATCAGAATATTTGGTTTACCATCAGTCATGGCATATTTCTGTTTGTCTGCTCTCTGTACTAGAAGTACTTTACCAGTAGGTTTTGCATTTCGTGATAACCACTGTTTCTTACCTTTCCTACTGTTCGCATCTCTATTTGAATATGCAGACAGAATGTTTGCTTGATACTTATTTATCAACTTCCACATTACCTGAGCGCCAGGCATCCAATCCAATGTTGCCCAGAAATCTTTCTTTCCAGTGATTGCTTTCCAGCGCTCATCTTTATCAGTTTTTGCAAATTCTAAACCAGTGAGTTTTTCATACCCACCAATGAAGTCACACAAAACCATATCCATATCACAGTAAATCTGTGGAAGCTCTGCTTCTTCAATATTTGTGAGTTCCACAAGATATTTCATTGTTACACTTTATCCTTTGGTGTTACTTCAACTTTTGACATTTCTTTACCTGTCATAGTTTTGTTTTTTTTCTTTTCGTCCTTATCCATATCATGGAGTTCAGATTTTGTTTTCACACCATCTTTCTCAGCTGCAGCTTCTGCCCACATACTAGAAATGTATTGTGCCGCTTTCATAGCAAGAGTTGTTTCTTCTTGAACTGATTCTCTTTCTCCAACTTTGAATTTAAATCCTGCCCTTTTCAAATCACTCATAAGTTTATCTGCATCTCTTAAATCTTCAAATTGTAAAAAGTTTCCTTCTGGAACATCCATGTCAAATGGTTGATTTCCAGTAGCATACAATTTATTATTAATCATATCATATGCTCTATTTGCTTCTCTTTTATCTTTGAACTCTAGTTCAAGATAATTAGCAGGCTTTTCTTGAAGTTGTTTATCTTCTGATTTTACTGCTTTTGATATTGCTTTACGTCTTTTATGAAGGTACTTGTCTGTAGAATCTACATCACCATCATTGTCAATATCTTTGTCTTTTCTGTCATCAAACTTTTTCTTAACAGCAGTAGGATTTACTTTATCAAGTTTTTCCTCTTCAGTTTTTACATCAAACTTCTTTCCAGCAACAGTAAAGGTTTTTTCACCTTTTTCTTTTGCAGCTTGGAGGGCAGCACCGAAAGCATTACCTTCTTCTTTTTTCTTTTTGTTTTTTGGTTCTTTGTAACCACTAGCAAATGCAGCCTTTCTTTGAGCGTCACTTGCAAATCCTTCGTCTTTCTTTACAGTAGAAACTGACTCCACTGCACTTTCAAGACTACCCTCTTTAGTTTTTAGATACTTAGGCATCTGGTTTCTCCTGTGTGTTTAGTTTATTAATTGTTTCTGTTGCCTTTGCAATCTGCAACTGCAACTGTGCGATACGAGTTTTCTTTTTATCATCTCGTGCCTGATCTACTGCCTTAGCAGAATCTGGTTTGTCCATTTTCTTTTCTGGTTCTTCTTTGATATCTACAGGCGATACTGCCATATCTCCGAAAGCCATTGTAACTTTTCCATCTCTTTTATATAAATATCTTTTTGCACTAGTAGGACTATCTTTTCTTGCCATAGTAATCTTTTCTACTGTACCTTTACGAACCATATTCTTAGACTTGACAATATACTCAATAAAATCTTTACCCTTCTCTATTGAAGAGTCGTGTTTGATTTTAACAGTAGAACCTTTCTTCAGTTTATCAAAGACTCTAAGCAACTTAGGATCGTTCATCTTCATACCTTCAATTAAAGCATCTGTAATTTCAACTTCTTCAGACTTTCCTTTATGTTGTTTCCACAAGTCTGCATCACCAGTAGTTCTTGTCTTACCACCAGAAATAAAAGAGTTAACTCTTGCATGTGCCCACTGTACAGGTGTTGTGCCTGGCCGATGTCCACCCTTCCATGCGGCAACACCTCTATCGAATACCTTCTTCAAAATACTCAGTGAAATACCAGAAGCGTCTGCCTTCTTTTTTAAAGACTTATCTGCATCCTCATCAAGTTCAACTTCTTCTTTGTACATATTTAACTCAAATTTCTTATTATCAAGATTTGCAACTTGTACTTGGATTGCACCACCTTTACCCTTTAGTCTATAACTATTAGTTTTACCTTTAGATGGTTTTTTAGGGCCTGTTGCAACTTTGTCATCAATCTCTTTTGGATCAATTGTAATACCATGAAGTTTCTTTGCCATGTTCCTTCTTTGATTGGGTCACCCAATCTTTGTTTCTTTTTCGACTTTACAATTTTCAAAGTTTTCTTGTCTTTAATTTTCATAGGTGGAAGTTGTGCAGTTGTGATAATCTCTTTTGCACCCTTCTCAGAGGATGCAGTACCGACAACCTTATTACCATCAGCAGTATCAACAACTACAAATGGTTCTTTCAGTTCATCAAGTTCAACTTCTTCTTTTTTGTCCTTTGCATCTAGGTATGCAGCGATTGCCATATCTTTCTTTTTCTTATCTGACTTACCTTTGAACTGTGGTGCATCAGATTTTTTGAAGTCATCTATGTAATCACCAGCGTCAGCATCTTTACCTAGTTTCTCATCCAACTTGAGTTCTTTTCTTAACGCAGTAATTCTTTTTTCAATCTCTTTTTGTTTTGGAGAGCCAGGCATTGTTTTCATTGCAAGGTTGTATAACTTATACAGGTCAGCCATTTGATTGCCTGGCCGGCGTGACATGAATGATTCAACAACATCACAAGTGCATGTTTCATTTCCACACTCTGGACATGGTGCAGATTCATTAATACGAACATTAAAAATTCTTTCGGCTGTAGCATTACCCATTTCTCTTGCTACTCTCATTATAATAACTTCTCTTGGAGCGGTATCTAAATCATTTACAAACTTTTTAAGTTCTTTTACCTTTCCTGTTTTCATCATTGCTGCAGCTTTCATATAGTCCTTATAGTCCATACCCTTCTTGTCTTTTGCGGCAAGTTTTGCAAGGTCTTTAGCAACAAATTGCAATTTTTTGAAAGCATTCTCATCTAATAGACCTCTTACTTCCATTAGAACTTCTTTCATAGTTCTTGAATATCTAGTCATTTTTTTCTTCCCAAATTTTTACGACAAGTTGCCCTGTTCCTTTTATTATTCTATGATACTCCATTTTGGGTATCTTGTAAAGCTTTCCTTTTACCAATTCTTCTGGTAACTTATTATCTAATTGTATCTTCCAATCGTCACCATCTAAAACTGTAACTTCTCTAGTATGTCTATCTCTATGCCATACCAGTTCTTCACTTTCTATATCATCTTCAAACTTTCTGATAATAACTCCATTATCATAAGTTTGAGTATAGGGTTTTACCAAAAGAAATTACCCCCACCACTCAAACCAAGTTGTTTTGCATATCTTGGAAGATTACAACTCCAATATCCTGCCTTGGTTCTATCTTTTTGTTGGTCGCAATTATGTCTTGCAGCAAAATTCTTTCGTGCTTCTTTATCACTCAATTTAACTTTCAGTCCAGTTGTATCACCAAATGTAACCTTCTTAACATTACCTGTCTTTGGGTCTTTTACATACACATAGTATTTCTTTGGCCCACCGACTTTAGGTTTATTTAATTCTACATCTTTTTCTTCAAACATCATAGGACAATCTAGTGGAACATGTTGTCCTAGATATGTATCGAATTTACCTAAGTCACCTTCCATTAGTTCTTTATCAAATCCCACTGGTTCATATACACCAACTTGATACGCATCTCTTTTCTCTTGAAAAAACTCATAGTACTTTTCTGAACCTACACGATAAATGTTAGATTCAATCAAACTTGAGGTTTCACATTCATTACAGCAATCAGGCGTACCACAATTGGTATGTTCTGAAAACTTAATTACTTTCTGTCCTGGCGTCATATCTTGATGTAACTCCCTTCTTGCATCCGTTCCAATTTCACGAGCATCTTCATACTTATCTGATTTTCGTTTTGTACCATCAGAACGAGGAATCAATCCTTTTGCCTTTAGGTGTGTGATATCACCAAATCCAGCTTTCCCTGCCTTGTATCTTTTCATTGCATCTTGTGTATCAGGTGCCTTTTCTTTATACAAGTCTGGGAACATCTTCTTCATTTTATTTGTATACTTTGATGGTTTAGTTTTTGCAGATGCATCACCAGGCGCTGGTTTGTATGCACTGTCATCATCGTCATCTTTTGCAGCACCCTTTTCAAAATGTCTTGCACGAGCCTGTTTAGTAGACTTTGCCATCTTATCACCCTCAGCATCTTTTGCATAATACTTTGCTGGTTGTGTACCTTTTCTCTTCCCAATATCTTTATCTTCTTTTTCTGCAACAACCTCTTCTTTTGGAACACAGTTCGGCACCATCTTACCGTTCTTCTTTTTCATTCCAACTTGTTTATGAGTATCCCAACAAGGATTCTCTTCTGCAAGTTTAGGATACGATTTTGCAAATGCATGTGTAAGTTCTCTACCATCAATACCAGTAATTGTTCTTGCAATCTGTTGTGCATAGTAACTAACAGCGTGTTTTAGTTTACCACCTGTCTCTTTTTGTTTTCTATCAATAACAGACTTGAGAATTTCAACTGCTCTATCATAACCTTTTTTCTTTGTAGTTTTGGCCATGACACGTTTGATAAGTTGTCCAGTTGTCATCTCTTGGATTTCGTACAACCACTTCTTATGTGTATCTCCATTTTCCTCTGCAAAGGTAATATAGTTTGTTCCTCTACGAACAATCTTTCCACAAACACCAGAATATGAATCAGTAACTTCTTCACCAATGGTTAGTATCTCACCACGAATATATAAATCTCTAAATATTTCTTCTTCAGTTATGGTATCTTCCACTGGAATAAATGACTCACGAATACCCATGTATTTACGAACATCTTTGAACAAAGTCATTCCTTGTTTAAAACTTGTTGGTAATCCAAGTTTGAACTGGTCAAAATCATTTGCAGATGCAGCTGCTCTCATCTTTGATGCAGACATTCCAGTTACACCTTCTGCATCTGGATCACGTTCACCAGCAGATACAACTTCGATATTGTCAAAACCATAATAACCATGTCTTGCTTCAACACCATTATATGTGTTGAGTAGTTTGTCAAACTCTGCAACTCTATCAGAACCAGCAACCATGACAATTGATTTGTGTCCTTTATTGTAAAGGATCATTGCAATCTCAAATACATTTCTTGCTTTTGATACTAGAAGATTTCTTGAATGTTTTGGGAACATCTTCTTCATGTATGCAATTTTCTTAGAATACGGTAATGGGTCTTTCTTTGGGTTTTCAGAATGTGATGCAAAAATATAATATGGGGCGCCAGCATTTTTCTTTGCAACTGCCGCTGTTTTGTCTAAAAGTTTCTCATGTCCTATCGTTGGTGGGTTAAATCTACCGAATGTAAATACGGCAGTGTCACCACGAGCTTCACTGATGTCTTTAAATGTTTTCATTATTCAGCATCCTGTTTAGACTGTTTTGCTTTTTGCAGTCTTTCTATTTCTGACTTTTTTACTTTCGGTAATAATTTTGTAGCAATCTTTTTAAGTGCAGCACCTTTTTTCGCTAAAATTTTATTATCAATCATTTGTCTTTGTACAAGAGGCAAGTTTGCATATGCAGTTGCATCCAGACCAGTAAACTTCTTAATGATTAAAAACTTTGCAGCTTTGTTTGCTCTCTGTTTCAGTTTTGAATCACTTGCCTTTTTTAGTTTAGCTCTTGCAATCTTTGCTTTGACAGCAGAACTTTTCATCATTCGTGACATTCTCTTTCCAATTTTTTTTCTGTCAAAAGTGCTCATAGCCTTTCTTTCAGAAAGTTCAAAAAGTAATTCATCGAAAGTCTTCATTTATCCCATGCCTTTATTGCTGTAAAGTTATTGAAACTGAATTCCATTCTATCAACTAATTTCACCGCATTACCAGAAATTCTATCAATTGCAACATATCCTTCTGGGTTTACAACTTTGAACCCATTTGCAGTTTTAATAAAAGTTCCAATGCTCTTTACAGTATTTAGTTTCTTTACCACACCCATTTTCGCTTCTACGATGTGATTTTGAAATGTAATTATATTACTTAAATTTACTGTATGTTTTTTCAGTTCACGAACTATTTCTTTTTTCTTATTCTCTACTTCCTTTTTCTTAACAGGAGTTTTGAGTTTGTCAACCTTTTTATCAAATACACTTTCTACCCAAGGAATGTAACCTTGTGCATGTTTCTTTGGATTAGAAACCTTCTGTCCTTTTCTTACAAGACTATTATTATATGTCTTGAGGGATGCACCAGAAAAATCACCAGTAAAACTATTTTGAATAGTTAAAAACTGATCTAATAATCCAGAGTTAATTTTTTGAAATGTAGAACCAGCCATAGATAAATGTTTTGTAACCACTGCTGTCTCTTTTGCAGTCATTGTTGCAGAACCAGATGTATCTTTATATGTTGCATCGTCCATCCAAACTGTAGATGGATTGTTAAGTCCGTTTATATTTGCACCGAATGATGCTTTCATATCTTGTAGTTCATCACCCTTGTATGTTGTGTGCCATACAACACCAATCTTGGCATTTTTAATCTTTCTACCTAAGTCCGAATTTACATCCACAGCATATACAATAGTATTCGGTTGGAATGTGTAATATTTCTTTCCTTCTATATCTGTAGTATCTACATCACCATCAGTAAACATCAAGTCTCCTTGAAGTACATCTTTCATACCCAACTTAGAAAACTCTGCAAGTGCAACTTTAAATTTACTATTCAATGCACCAGATAATTTATCTGCATCAATCTCTGCATTTGACTTATAAAGTTTTGGTTCGATATTAAAAACAGATTTCTTTGCAACAAAGAACCTACCATCTTTTGGGTCAACACCAGCGAATATTGCAGGCGCACCATCCCACTTGACAGTCATGTTTACAGAACTACGACTTGAACCAGCCAACATGTCACGCAAAGAACGAACAAAGTTGATTGCAGCTCGTCCACCAGAAACACCAAAGTTAAGGATTTCATCCTCAATGTGTTCTAGGTGTAAATTTTTACCACCTTTATCTTCTGTAATAAATGAACTAAACTTTATCATTACATCGCCTTTAAATGTACACAAGAATCTTCTGATTCTGATTTTGCGTATCTATATGCAAGTTCTAAGAACTTCTGTTCTTTGCCACTTATTCTATTAAATAAAAATGTGACAAGATATTTTGACTCCAACCAACCACTATCTTTCTTACTAAGTTGTT